TTTGTTCCACTTGTTCCTGAAGAACCACTTGTTCCGCTAGTTCCTGAAGAACCATTTGAACCATTTGTTCCACTTGTTCCTGAAGTACCACTTGAACCATTTGTTCCACTTGTTCCTGAAGAACCACTTGTTCCGCTAGTTCCTGAAGAACCACTTGAACCATTTGTTCCACTTGTTCCTGAAGAACCACTTGTTCCGCTAGTTCCTGAAGAACCATTTGAACCATTTGTTCCACTTGTTCCTGAAGAACCTGATGTTCCGCTAGTTCCTGATGAACCACTATCACCACTTGAACCTGATGTTCCGCTAGTTCCTGAAGAACCACTAATACCACTTGAACCTGAACTTCCGCTTGAACCACTTGTTCCGCTAGTTCCTGAAGAACCGCTATCTCCTGAAGAACCGCTTGAACCACTACTTCCGCTTGAACCTGAACTACCACTTGAGCCTGATGTTCCACTAGTTCCCGAACTTCCACTTGAACCTGAACTTCCACTTGAACCTGATGTTCCACTAGTTCCTGAAGAACCACTAATACCACTTGAGCCTGATGTTCCACTAGTTCCTGAAGAACCGTCATTCCCTGAACTTCCACTTGAGCCACTTGTTCCTGAAGAACCGTCATTCCCTGAACTTCCGCTTGAGCCACTTGAACCCGAACTTCCACTTGAGCCAGATGTCCCACTTGAACCTGAACCACCCCCTGATGACGTAATACCTGTAACAACTACCGTAGTACCATCACTATTATATAAATCTAATTGACTAGTTGCCGAAAAATAAGTTCCCCCTGTTAAACAACAATCTTCAGGAAATATTCTCCATCGAGCATTTGTTCTTGTAGTCCCTGATACCCCTTCAATGGTTGAACCTGTCCACGCATTTATAAAATTTTGACCTTCAACACTATTATTTTTAACTTGGGTGTCATAAGAGTTAAATGTAACCGTACCTGTTGCACCTGTCGCTGCGTTCCATAGTGATTCATAATTATCAATCTGATATTGATATGCAAATCCTGTTTCATTAACATAAGCAATCATACCAATTCTTCTTCTTCCTGATGAAAAATTATCCGAATTTAAATTAATGTATGATGGGTTAAATGGTGTTCCATTACCAATATATAAATTGATTGGTATTGTATTCGCAGATAAAGTTTGTAACCCAATCCCCACAAAAGTTAATGAAAGGTCTCTAAGATTAGCAACTTCCATCCATCCACCAATACCAAGTACACTGTAATCTGTACCTTGTACTGAATTTCTAGCGACAGTATAAGGCCCTATTAAAAGTTGAGCGTTTAATGGATTTTTATATGGAAACGGCATAAATCTTTTTTATTATAATTATTTAAAAATTAACTTTTAGTCTCCCCTTTGAAATAAAAATTATTTGTTGATGGTGTGGATGGTGGTAATAAAGTTGATACGGAACAATATAATACACGGTAAACTCCCGCAGGAATTGCCGCTCCTGAAGTTACTGTAATGTTAGCGCTTGAAATTGTTGTTACCGGAGTTAATAAAAGGTCAAAACTGCAAGGGTATGACATATATCCAACACCTATTGTCATATTATTCATAACACCTCCAACACCCGATAATGGTATCCACACAGAATAAAAATAATATTCGTTAGGGTTTATATTTAAAGTACTAATTGTGATAGTTTCAAAGGTATATTGGTTAATAGAACATCCGTATCCATCTGTACCTACGCCAAGGGATTGTTTAATTAATCCATTAAATGATGATACTGGTGTCATAAAATTACCATCAGAACCTAAAGTAAATCCTGAGTAAGAAATATACTTATCCATCATATAACTATAGTAAGGGTTTGTTGGGTCAGCCCATCCACCACTACTATACCCATACCAATCAACATTAGTATCTATAGTAACACCATCACTTAAGTAATACATATAACTACCTAATTTATACACCGATGTTGATGAATCACCATTGTCTTGAGGTTCAGGAACCACATAAGCAAATATTGGAGGTACTGTTGGCGTAGGAGTTGGTGTTAAGGTTGATGTAGGTGTTGGGGTGTTAGTTGTGGTTGATGTAGGTGTTGGGGTGTTAGTTGGGGTTGTGGTTGGTGATAATCCTGGCGTTGATGTGTTTGTTGGGGTAGGAGTATTTGTTGGTGTTTTTGTTGGTGTTTTTGTTGGTGTAGGAGTATTTGTTGGTGTTTTTGTTGGTGTAGGTGTTACAGGCGTTGGTGTTACTGTTGGTGTTGGTGTAGGTGTTACAGGCGTTGGTGTTACTGTTGGTGTTTGTGTTGGTGTTGGTGTAGATGTTGCACAAGGGTTATATGTTGGAGTAGGAGTTGAAGTTGGGGTTGGTCTTGGAGTTTTACTTGGTTTAGGACAACCACAAGGATTTGTACAAGTTGCACTTGGTGTTGGGGTATTGGTTGGAGTATTAGTTGGTGTGGGGGTAACTGTTGGGGTTGGAGTCGGAACCTTACATGGGTCTAAAGTTGGGGTTGGAGTATTTGTTGGTGTTACCGTCGGTGTACTTGTCGGTGTATTTGTTGGCGTTGGTGTTGGTGTCGGTGTTGGTCTAGCAACAGATAAGAAGTTAGGACAGTCTGAATTAACCGATAAAATAGTGTAAGTCCCATAAATTTCTCTTGGGGGTATTAATAAGTCGGGTTCAAATAAAAAAGGTAATAATACATCACCTAAATTAATCGCATCCATACTGTTGTCAGGTTTAAATACGACATTAACAATTTGACCATCATAATTGGTACTAGATATTACAATTGTTTCGTTCATATATTAGTCTCACTTATTCTTAACGCACCATTAATTCCTGAAAAAATATTTTGACCACTAATAACCAATAAACCACCAAGTAATAACTCATACACAATTTGTTGTATACTTGATTTGTATGACGAACCTGCAGGATTTTGTAATGTATCTCCCGTAATAACAATGTGTGCAATGTCATCTGGCGATACTATCAGTGATTGGGGTCTTTTGGTCAGTCTTTGATAATTCGGCATCTTATTAGTCTATATGTATAAATATGAATATTTTTATAATTTGGTTTTTATTGGGTTTCAACTGTATAAATATTTGCATCCATAAAAATAAAAGATTCCCCATTTTGGTAATCACTAAGAGATGTGATTAAACCACAATAAATTATTCCAAACTTCTCACACCCCAAAAAATCAATAATTTTAACACCAACAGATGGTGCCGAATCAAATTGTGTAGGTAGTAACATTGATATTGCGGGTGGTACAGAAACGTTAACAGTTGCCAACAAAACACATTGATTACCATAGACATCACATACATATAAATTATACGGTAATGTAACTCCAAAAACTCCAGTAATCTCAATTTGCGTCATATTGAATAAATAGTTGGTGTTTACTTTAACTCTTTTATAAAACAAAAAATCCCCCAAAACTTCGGAGGATTTTATTTATATCTTTAGTTTTTTTGTTAGTTTAAATTCTTATGATAATATTGGTGTCTAACAAGGAACGAAGGTTAACGTTGTAATTAGAAAGGTTTCTCTATTGCTAAACAGATTTCACCCCTTTCTATTATTAGTCTTGTCATATCTGAAAAACTTATATAGGCATGTCCTGAAACTCCCCAATCTTTCCCCCAACTATTTTTAATTCTAAATTGTTTTGTGACGGTGTTCACTCCATTAATAACATAAGCATGCCCTCCCGCAATATGTCCACTTAAACTAATTAAACCATTTTTATTAGGAAAAAACATATTATAATACCAATTGGTTCCAACAACGACTGGCCCAACATTTAACACAGTATTAATTAGTGTGTTAATATCAAACGCCCATAAGTATGATGATATTTTACCTGAACTCATTAGATATTTTGCACCACCTCTAACAGAGGTACCGTTATACCTTTCACCTGGCCATTCATCAACCTTTTGAGCTTCACGATAAATCAACGATGGTTGGATTATTGGTAAAGCTCCTCTATGAGTTATTGGCCCATCACAAATCCAATGTGCCCAAGCATAACCAACACATTGCGGTGTGTTGCCTTGATTACCCCACCAAACATTATCATCCCATTCTTTTTGGGTTATAGTTGTTTTAGGTATTGTTAATTTATCTTGAATTAAATATTTGTTATCTCTTTTGTCCTCAATAAATATTCTACCTAATTTTTGCTCATTAAATAAACTTAGATTATTTGGGTCACAATCACAATTGATATCAACAACTGTTACAGTTCCTCCACCATTAAGTTTAATTACATTGATAGCGCATTTATAAGTTATGGTAACATATAATGGTACATCAATAACTTCAACAGTATTATCACAATATAAAATTTGATACGTTGAACCAGTTCCAGGTCCAAATCCACTATATAATTGGAATGTTTTGCAACAAGGTGAACAATCTCCAATACCGGTAGTCGTAAGAAAAAGTGGACCACCGCTACCACTACCGCCACCATATAGACAACTACCTATAAGACTTGGTAGTGCCACCCATTGAGCCATTGACCCAATTGGTGTTGGACTATTTATAGGAAGATATGCGAGTGGGTCAGGTAATGGATAATATGTGGTCATATCCTCTAAAATCCAATAATTATTTATATTATCCCAAGAAATCCTCATTAATAAGGTGGGGGGTGCGAGAGCAAAATAAGTAAAATAATATGATGACTTACCATTAATCTGAGGTGAAGGATTTATATTTGATGGTAATACAATTGTGCCACTACAAGTCGTTCCTTCATCAATAAAACGAATACACTCTCCAGGTGTATAAACCGTAGGTGTAGGTGTTGGTGTCGGTGTTAAAGTGTTAGTTGGAGTTGGGGTAGGTGTTGAAGTTGGTGTTGGAGTTGGTGTAACTAATGGTCCATTAATAAATTCATTATTAACGCAATTTGGGTCTTGAGATGAAAAATACACACCAGATATATTTAATTGGTCTATAAAAGTTTTAGAAAAAGAATTGTTAATACTGTAAACATCCGCAGGAATATTATCTGATAATAAATAATTAGATGAAGAATTTTGATAAATTGTGTCATATGTTACACTTGAGACTGTAATATTAACATCTAACATTAAACTCCAAATACCCCCAACATACTCTAATTGGGTTATAAATTGGTCACTAGTAAGACTATCATAATTTAAAATTATTATTTTATTAGTTGTTGTCATCATCAATTTTTTAATAATCCTATTATCATATATTGATGATGGCCAATTAAATAAAGTAATTTTAGTCCAACTTAAACCGCTAATATTAATTTTTATAATTTCAGTTAATTGTGGGACAATAGTTGAAGATGACGAAGATATTAAAAAATTAGGGTCAACTAAACCACTTATAGGGTCTCTATATGCAGATATAAATCTAGTTCTAAAATCAAATGGGTTTGAGGTTGTAATAGTTTTAACATAATTGGAACTAAATGGTGACATTATAATATCCCATTCTGTAATATTATTTGTATTTCCATCAATTGTCCATAATTTTGTATTTGTGTTGGCTATCCCGGTTGGGGCTCCGTATGTACTACAATTTGGAACTGTAACATTAGTTTCTAAATTATTTATTGGGTCATATTGATAAATATTAGAACACAAATTATTCCCTTGTTTCATAAAAAAAACATAAGGACAATTAATATTTTGTGTTGTAGTTGTTGTTGTTAAATTTGTCGTGGTGGTTGTTGTTGTTAAATTTGTCGTGGTGGTTGTTGTGGTTGTCTCATCGGAAATTTTATAAGTAAAATCATTTGGTAAACAAACTGATGTTGAGCAGTCAGGACAATCAGGATTAAACATTCTGAAAATATTTTTTAATAAATTAAAGTTGTGTTTTACCTCAGGTGCCGATAACGGTGTAACATACATTCTAAATTGTGAAATAGCACCATCAAAAGTTCCCGCAAAATTTTGCTCAATTAATATATTAGTTTTTAATCCACTAAATGTTGTTCCTGATAAATCATTAATTGGGAAATTTTCAGGGTCTTGTATATATGGTCCGTAAGGTTGTGTTATTGATGAAAAAGTTAAATTTTCTCTAAGTCCTTGAGTACCCCCACCCCACGATATATTAAACGGAACCCCAACTTGTTTTTCTTTGTCAGTATCTAATCCTCTTGGAATGATTTCCTCAAAATTTTCTATAGTATGGAATAACTTACCATTAACATAAATTTTAAGTCTTCCGTTTCTGTATAATTTATCAATTAACCATTTTTCATTTAACCTAACCAGTTCGATTTGTTCTGATGGTTTACAGTCAATTTGTGTGTATGGTACAGTTATTAATGACGATGCATTATTGGCTAGTGACTCTAAATAAAGTTTTTCAGTTATATCACCAAGTCCTCCTCGATACCATAAATCGCAAGTATCTAACCATGTATATCTTTCCCATACCGCGTCTACTTGGAACCAATGTTCCTCATCTAACCACGCAGGATTCTCTAATAAACATGTAGGATAAATTGGTGGTGTACAATAATCAACAATAGTGTGTCCTGTAGTGTAAGTAATTCCACTTGTTTCACAAGAGCCTGTAGTAACACAATCTCCCGTAAATTTTAACATTCTAACACCAATACCAGGGTTTTTTGGGTCACCACATAATCTAAAAGATAACGCGTTTGACATAGAATCATATATTGGGTTTGTCTCACAAGTATTTTCAATTGAGGTAAATCCTGTATTACAATTATAACAAGTCGTGGTTGGTGTACAAACATCACATGATGGTGAGCAAACAAGCGGTAGTTCACAATCAGGTATTGGGGTTGGCGTTGGTGAAGGTGTTGGAGGTGGACAAGCATAACAAAAACTAAAAAATTCACAAGTATTTGTACAATGATTGTAAACATAACCATCAGGACAAGAAAATCCAGTATCAAGATATTCATTATAAGAATCTTGTATTACGTTAGCGGAAGTTATTCCACTTGAAGTAAAAATAATGTTTAGGTCACTTAATGTTGATGCGGCAATTAATTCATTTAATGTGTTATTATATATTTCACAACCAAAACCTGCAACACTTTCGTTGTTCCACCCAAATAGTTCTAATGTGTGGGGACCTGAATTTATAGTTATTGGATAAACATTCCATCTCTTAAAAGGAAGATTAGACCCATACCATTGAGAAATTGCTAATCTTGTATTTACAATAACAGTTCCATCTAAAGTTAATTTAAAGTGATTATCACCGGCAATACCAATATAATATGTTTTTGTGGTCGACACATCTAAACAAACACTAAACCCAACCCAAGTATTAAATGGTTGACCACCACCATTTACCCATAAACCACATCTATTCATAGGACCACTTGCGTTTGTTGATGTTGTATTTTTCCATAAAAATGGCGTATTTATTATTGTATATAAACCATCAGTAATAGAATTTGTGTACCCACTTACAGTATATCCAGGGTTATACACATAAGTACCAAATTGAGAACGGTCAAAGTATTGTGATGGGACTAAGGTATATGGGTTTGATGGTGGTGTTGCAGGAATTGATGAAATTGAATAACAAGTTGTTTCATTATACGCACTATATGATGGTCCGCAACTCGAACAATTGTCAATAAAACAAGATGGGGTAGATGTTGGAGTTGGGTTTGGTGGTGGTGGTGGGTTTGGTTCAATAACCGTACTACATACGTGTGTTTGACACTCCCATCCACAAGTTTCGCATGGGTCTAAATTACAATCACAACCACACGTAATTTTTTTTTGTGGGTCTCCCTTACAACTACCACAACCATAATTAACGTGAGGGTCATGGATATTATTCACTGACCTAGGTGGATAAACAAAAATACATCTACTATCCGTAATTGTTCTATTACAACATGAGCATGTTTGTAGTTCAGTTAAACCTGATGTAACTCTATTATAACCTGAAAAACATAATGGGCTACCACTTGCATGGTGATAAAATTTATTTTCAGCTCTAGTCCCAAAATAAAAAAAAGTATTTTTATTATTTGGATAAATTTCATTAAGAGTTGTTTCATTTGGTAATGGAGTGTGTTCGTTGAATAATCTTGGTTTTAATACCATCTCAACCGACCACCCTTTATTCATTCTTTCAGGGAAAATTTCATAATCAAACCCAAATAACTTATAAAATCCTTGATAAAACCCACCGTATAATTCGTGGTACCTACCTTCAAAAGGGCTTGATTTACTAACAACTTCGTATAACACGGTTTTATTGAATCCTGAAAATCTTACATTAGGTGACATAGTGTGACCTGTAACTTGGTGTAACTTAAGTCTTCGGTCATAGTACATTCTATTAAATTTCAAATAATCAGAGTATAATCCTTTAGTAAATGTTATCGTTTCACCGGTCATTTGGTCGACTAATCCATTATCAATACCTGTTAACCCAATATCACATGATGTTGATGATGAATAACAAGTTAAATCTTCATTATTTGGGTTGTAATAATTTTGAGATACAAAAATATTATTATTATTGTATTGTTTATACAAAAGTGTTTGATTTTGAACACTTAAAGGATTGTTAATGTCAAAATAAATTGGGAGTCTGTCTCCATATGTTTGAGCAATCAAATATGGTGAAAAAACAACTTCTTGATTGTAGTCTTGTTCATCTGAGGTCAAAGACATATCACTAGAGTCTAAATTAAGTTTTAGAGACCAATTTGGACGATAATACTGATTTATATTTTGACTTGCCATCTTTTTTATGATAAATACTCCAAATCGAAGTATTTATTGAAAAATATGTTATGATAAATTTTAACAAAGAATACTACAGTAATAATTATTACTTCTTTCTAAAAGATAGGGGTAACCAAATCTCCTTATACTATTCTATTGCTAACACTTTAAGTGAATCTAGAAAAAAAGACAAAAAAATAGACTTCGATAAAAAAGATGCAAAAAAAGTTAAAGATGTTGTATATAATGTTTTAAACTCAAAAGAAAAACAAACAACAAAAGATATTGAGGATAAATTAAAAGATGTAAAAAAATCTTCAGGTGAGATTGGAGAGTTAGTTGATTCTGATGGAACAATGTTAAGTTCAAAAATTCCTTTAATAAATTTAACCCTTTCACCAAGAAAAACAATGGACCAGACTGTTGTTATGGCTAGAACAACTAATGACCCTGTAACAAGAGGTTACCGTGTTTATTATGGTGAGAGTGAAGACAAAAAAGAAAATATTGTTTCGGAAGTTGATTATTCAGAAGCCTTTGGATATGTTGAGACCGAAGGAAAAGATTTTAGACAAACGGTAAATATATTGAAAAAAATGGGTGTTGAGAACCCGGTACAAAGAGCGAAAGAATTTGGTAAATTACCTAAAGTTAAAAAAGTTAATGGCAAATTAAAACAAAGACTTTCTGAAAAAGATAGTATTGAAGAACAACAAAAAGAAAAAATGATTAAAATGGTTGAGGATATCTTAACTAAGAAATCTAAAGATAGTTCAGACGTTGTAAAACGTGATGAAAGCGTTAGTAAGATATTAGTTAAAAATTTACAATCAATTAAAAAATTAGCGGATAAAGAAGGTATCAGTATTTCTAAATTAATTAACATATTAAAATCAAATGAATAAGGACTTATACGGAAATAAATTTTCCCTACCTGAGGAGGTTGTAAGTTATTTACAACAGTGTCATGATGCCGCAGGAGGTGCTGACGAAAGTGTTGAGGGTTATAAGAGAAACAAAGAACTAAGAGATAGTCGTGAGGTTACATATCAACAATTAAAACGAATGAAAAATTGGTTTGATAATTTTGAGGGTCATGAAAATGATTTATCTTATATATTGAATGGTGGCCATTATGTTAAGAATTGGGTTCACAATACTTTAACTTCAATGAGAGACAGTGTACACAATACTAAAAAGAATAAATCTGAGGTTTTACCTAACCAATTTATTCAACCACATGAAAAGAATGACATGACAACAATTAATAGACCAAGTAAAAGTCATAAAGCAACTGTTGATAAATATGACACCGCTATTATGGAGAATCTAATCAGAATAAACAATTTAATTAAAAAAATAATATAATATGGCAACAATAGACCCAATTGTGTTTGAACAACCTAAAAATGACTTGTCATCAATCGCTGACATGGAAAGAGCGAAGTTATTCCCAAAGAACGATTATAAACCAACAAACCAATATTCGGCAGTTAATCCTGACGCTATAGCTGATGGCGATGCTCAAGGTAAAGGTACTGGAGGATTTTTAGATGTTTATAATCAAGGTGCGGGAGCAATTCAAGACATCTTAGAACGAAAGGCTGAGATAGTTATTAATGAATTTAAACCTAACTCACCATACACTACACCAAGTGCGTAATGAAACTTTACAATACAGTTAAATCCCTTATTTTAGAAGTAGCATCGATTGATTCAATCGTTGATGCTATAAAAAAAAGAGATAAGATAGTAATTTACTATGATGGTGATGAACCAGGTGGTAGAGGGTTAAGAGAAATTGAACCTGTTTGTCTTGGGTATAGTAAGTCAGATAATCCTGTTTTAAGAGCTTGGGATAATGAAGGGTCTTCTCATACTGCATATAAAGGCGAACAACCTTTACCAGGGTGGAGATTATTCAGAGTTGATAAAATATTATCGTTTAAACCAACGGGAGAAAATTTTGAATCATCTAAACCAGGATATAATCCATCAGGGGACAAAAGCATGAATAGAATTATTATTAACGCAGTGTTTAATTAACAACCTCCAATAATATAAGATATGACAAACGAAAACGACTTAATAGAAAAATTAATGATATCTAAAGCTATTATGGATAAGCATAATAAAACCCCAAGGTCGGGTAATAATTTAAATATGACAAGTCCAACGGTAGAAAATTATGAAGCTCCACAAGCTAAATATAATTTACCACAAGAATTTATGCAGGAATCAGTTACTCAATCATCCCCATCACATCAACAACCAATAACTAAAGATAGGGTAATGTCTTCTAAATTACCTGATGAGATTAAAAGATTAATGATAGAACACCCCATCAATCAACCAAACTCAATGGCGGGGCCGTCATTATCTAATGATTTGATTGATAAAGCGTCTAGATTAATGAATCTTGATGCTAAAGGAAGTCCAAAAGGCCATCAACCAAATAGAATGGTAGAACAATCAATACCAACTCAAGATTTATCAACTTTAAAAGAATTATTAAGAGAAGTTGTTGAAGAAGTGTTACAAGAAAATGGATTAATTGCCGAATCCACCCAAAAATCAAATGAAATATTTTCCTTTAAGGTAGGTAAACATATATTTGAAGGTAAGGTTACTAAGATAAAAAAAATAGCTTAAAGAGAAGTTTACATTAAATAAAAAACCCCCACATAGTTATGAGGGGGTTTTTTATTTTAATACAGTTGATATTTCTCTAATTTTTTATTATATTTTTTAAAGAATTTTATAATATGAAAGAAAAAATAAATGTTTTAGTACTACCAAGTGATAAAAGTGGTGTTGGGAAATTTCGCTCGGTCGACCCCCACGTACACTTACAAAATCTATATCCCGATGACTTTCACGTAGACATTGACTACGAACCAAGAATTGGTGACCCGAGTTATTGGAGTAAATACCAAATTGTTCACGTACATAGAAATATTGGAAGTAACTACGATAATACACCTAATATTATTAGAAATTTAAAATCAATTGGGGTTATTGTCATTGTTGATATTGATGATTATTGGTTACCGACAAAAGAACATCCTATTCATCAAATAATTGTACAACAAAAAATTAACGAAAAAATTGTTGCAAATTTAAAAGAAGCCGATTATGTTATGACAACAACGGATATTTTTGCAAATGAAATTATAAAATTTAATAAGAACGTTGTTGTATTCCCTAACGCAATTAACCCAAAAGAACCTCAATTTAATCAACCGACTGTCAAATCAGATAGAATCAGAGTTGGGTGGTTAGGTGGTTCATCTCACTTACATGACTTAATGTTATTACAAGGTTTTACACAAAAAAACGGTTCTGAAATTAATAACAAAATTCAATATGTTATTTGTGGTTTTGACACTAGAGGTAGTGTTACTGAAATTAATCCGCAAACAGGTGAACAAAAACGTAGAGATATTTTACCTCATGAAACTGTATGGTCAAAATATGAAGAAATTTTTACAAACAACTATAATTTAGTGGATGAAGATTATAAAAAATTTTTAATAGAATATAAAGAAGGTGATTATGTTTCTAACAAAGAATTACCTTATGTTAGAGTATGGACTAAACCTGTAACATCTTACGCAATGAATTATTCAAAGCTTGATATTTCTTTATCACCAATTAAAAATCACATCTTTAATAGAATGAAATCCCAATTAAAAGTTATTGAGGCAGGATTCTATAAGAAAGCGTTAATTGCTTCAGAAATTGGTCCTTATACAATTGACTTGAAACATTGTTTAAAAAATGGTAATTTTGTTGATGGTAACGCAATGTTAGTTCCTGAACATAGAAATCATAGTGATTGGTCTAAACATATTAAAAAGTTAATCCAAAACCCTAATTTAATTACTGATATGGGGGAAAGATTATATGAAACAGTTAAAGACAAATACGATTTAAATAACGTAACTAAAGATAGAGCAGAATTTTATAAATCATTAATTAAATAAATAATATGTATAATAAAAAAGGTAAAGTTGGGTTCACCGCAGGTAATTTTGATTTACTACACCCAGGTTATATTTACACTTTTGAGGCGGCAAAAGAACATTGTGATTACTTTATGGTTTTTTTACAAAGAGACCCGTCCGAAACAAGATTTACAAAGTATAAACCAGTCGTTCCATTATATGAAAGATATAAAACTTTGATGTCAATAAAGTATGTTGATGACGTTGTGACATATCAAACTGAAGAAGATTTAGTAAAACTAATTGAGTTTTTTAAACCTGATGTTAGAATTTTGGGTGACGATTATATTGGTAAACGATTTACAGGAGACCATCTACCAGTTAATGTCGTTTACACTACAAGGTCTCACAATTGGTCAACAACTAAAATTAAAGATTTAATCACAATACAAACATTAAAACAAAATCCTGAAATAATAAAAAATTTAGATACAAATGATTAAAATACCTATTACTAAAATTTTGTTTCTTGACATAGAAACCGTTGGGATTGAAAAAGACTTTGACACTTGTGTTAAAAATCATCCCGAGATTGCACATCAATTTGATAAGTATTTAGATTGGTTTTTAAAACGATTCCCCGAAGACTCAACTAAGGGAGAAAATGAAGATGAAAGACAGAATATTATATTTTCAACAAGAACCTCATTGGTTCCCGAATTTGCAAAGATTGTATGTGTTAGTGTTGCCTTTGTTATGGATAATGGTGAAGTTAAAAAACAAACCTTTTTTGGTGATGATGAGAAACAATTATTACGTGATTGTCAGAAATTATTGGACCGTTGCGGAAAATTGGATTTCTTTTTGTGTGGTCATAATTTAAAGAATTTTGATATTCCGATGATTGCCAAAAGAATGATTATTAATGGATTACTTCCACCATCAATTCTACCATCATACGATACAAAACCATGGGAAATTAAAGCTATTGACACTAAAGAAATTTGGCAATACGGTGCTTACACTGCAATTGGTTCATTAGACTTAATGTGTGCGTCAATGGATGTTCCATCTTCAAAAGAGGGCGAAATTACTGGTGATAAAGTACACGATTCATATTGGAATCACGGAAAATTAAAAGAAATCTCAGAATACTGCGAACGAGATGTTAACGTATTAATTGAGGTGATAAAAAAATTAAAAGAACTTAAATAATGACAGAAGAATTTGATTTAGATTTTTTAAAGAAAAAAGCGGAAGAGTTAAAATTAATGTTATCAACGCCAGAAAATGATGATATTGACTATAATCAAATACTTGACGAGTTTGGTATTGATGTCAAACAATTAGAAGTTGATATGAAAAACTATAAACCTAAACTGGATTTAGGATTTACAAAACTACATCTTGATGCGGTTACACCAAGTTATAATTACGCAAGTGATTCTGGATTTGATTTATATTCAGTTGAAGATGTGACAATTGAAGGTCTTGGTAGAGGGTTAGTCCCAACTGGACTATCGTTTGATATTAAAGATGGTTATGAAATCCAAGTTAGGTCTAAAAGTGGATTAGCAATTAATCAAGGTTTAATGTGTTTAAATTCACCAGGAACCGTGGATAATGGTTACACAGGTGAAGTAAAAGTAATTATATTCAACACAAATAAAGAACCTTTTACAATTACTAAAGGTATGAAAGTTGCTCAAGCAGTTTTATGTCCCGTAGTTAATGGTGGTTGGGTTTATTTAGATGAAAAAAATGAAGTGGCCAAAAAAGATAGAAACGATAACGGATTTGGCTCAACAGGAATTTAATATGATAACAATAATTTATTCAACCCATAAAGACGAAACATATAATAACAAATTTAAACAACATTTGTTACAAACTGTTGGGTTAAAAAATGTACAGATATTAGAATTTCAAAACAATAATCAGTATAGTTTGGCGGAGGTATATAACAAAGGTATATCACAATCTATATATGATATTGTTGTTTGTTGTCATAACGACATTAAATTAGAAAAAAATTGGGGCAAGAAACTAGTTAGTGATTTTGAAAATAATCCTGACTATGGAATTATTGGTAAGGCGGGGTCATGTTATTTTCCTGAATCAGGGGTATACTGGGAGGAAATGAGAACAACTATGGTTGGTCATGTTTATCACCACCCTGTAGGTCAAAATAAATGGATTAACAAATATTCTGCAAAAATACCTCAACTGATACCTGTTGTAACTATTGATGGGTTATTTATGTCATTCGACAAAACAAAAATCAAAAACACGTTTGACGAAACGATTGGGAAATTTCACTTTTATGACCATCCGTTTTGTTTAAGTAATTATATTGAAAATGTTAAGATTGGTGTTACGTTTTCTTTTGACATCACACATGAATCTGTAGGACAACCGAATAACGAATTTTTTGAAAGTAAGGTTAAATTTTTAGAGAAATTCTCGTCTATATTGCCATTAGACTTAAAACCTAACAGTGTTTATGTTCCTAAAGTAATTGAAAAACCAATTAAAAATATTGGTAAAGTTGCAATTATTATCCCAACAAAAGATAAGTTTGAATTAATCCAAAATTGTGTTGAATCATTTTACGAACATTGTAACCCCACTCTTTTCCATATTTTTATTGCCGACACTGGTTCCTCTGATGATAGTAAAACAAAATTAAAAGAGTTAATTAGTAATCATAATAACATCACTTTAATTGAATATGATTATTACAATTTTGCAAAAATAAATAATGATGTAGTTACAAACCATATACCTAATGAGTATGAATTTATTTTATTTTGTAATAACGATATTAAAATACTTAATAATGTAATATATAACATGTTAAAGATATTCAAAGATACTAATAAAACCGGAACCGTTGGGTGTCGATTACATTACGAAAATAACACAGTACAACATAATGGGGTCACCGTTTTTGTGGACAAATTAAAAAGACTACAAGCAACTCATATTGGGTTACGCACATACTACGGATATTACACAAACATATCCAAAGTAGTAGGTTCAACCGCCGCATTACTAATGATTAGAAAAACAATGTTTGAAAAATGCGGTTATTTTAATGAGGTCTACCAATCTTGTTTTGAAGATGTTGAATTAAATTTAAAATGTATATCCTTAGGTTTTGAAAATTTAATTGATGGTAATTCAGTTGCTTACCATTATGAAAGCCAAACAAGGGGGGTTCAACAATCAAATGACTTAGAATTACAGAATGACTATAAAAATGGATTAGTACCATTTGTTAATAAAAATTATGATAAATTAAAAAAATACATACCAATACTACAGTAATTTACGGAAATGATTAATAATTAAACTAATGGCCCAAGGAATTTACCAAATAACGGAAGATTTTGAAACTAAACTATCCGAATATACAGGAGCAAAGTACGTTGTAACTGTTGATAATCAAAGCAACGCATTATTCTTATCATTAATGTATGAGAATATTAAAGGTATAGAGATTGAAATTCCATCCAGAACATACCCATCAGTCCCATGTGAAATTATACATGCTGGCGGTAAGGTTAAATTTACGCCTGTTGAGGGTAAGACAATTAAAGGAGCGTATCAATTATCCCCAACAAAAGTTTGGGATTCGGCCCTTAGGTTTACTAGTAATATGTACATACCTAATACCCATATGTGTATCTCATTCACAGGACCTTATAAACACTTTAAACTATCTAAAGGTGGTGCGATTTTAACAGACGACTACGATGCTTATCTATGGTTCAAACGAGCAAGATATAGTGGGAGAAGAGAATGTTCATACCATGACGACCATTTTGATATGTTAGGTTGGAATTTTTATATGATGCCCGAATTAGCAGCAAGAGGTTATTTATTAATGAATCAGTTCTATAATATGGATGGTTCTCCAAAACACAATGAGGATTTGGAATTACCGTATCCTGACTTATCTAAATTTAAAATATATCAACAATGAAAAAAGGGATAATAGGCGCTGGTGGTTTTGGTAGAGAAGTATATGGTAGTCTTTCTTTAATGGAAAAGATTGACACCGTTTTTTTTGTTGATGATAACTATTGGAGTGGAGATAATAATTTAATTTTACCTATGTCAAAATTTGACCCTCAAGAATATGAGATAGTGATTGCCATTGGAGACCCAAAAGATAGATTTGATATTGTACAACGATTACCTAAAGAAACAAAATATTTTACACACATTCATCCATCGTGTCAAATATTAGGTGATGATGTTGAGATTGGGGAGGGTAGTATAATATGTGCGGGAACTATAATTACGACAAATGTTAAGTTAGGTTGTCATACTCATTTAAATCTTCAAACAACCATAGGTCACGATTGCGAAATCGGAGATTATTTTACAACTGCGCCAGGTTCAAAAATATCGGGAAATTGTAAAATACACGATTGTGTTTATCTTGGAACAAATTCATCAATTAAGGAAAAAATAACAATACATAGTTTGGTTACAATAGGGTTAAATTCTGGTGTAGTTAAAGATATCACCGAACCAGGTATTTACGTCGGTACTCCCGCAAAAAAAATTAAATAGAATGGAATTTTTAATAGGTTTTAATCCAGGGTCATACCCTGTAGAAATGAGTGGTGGTCAAACTGTTTTAAGAGAATTGGCGAAACAATTATTAATATTAGGACAAACTGTTTATGTAGTATCACCACAATTTAACGTAAATGGAACTAAGTTAATTTTACCTCACGAAATATCAAAATTAGATTCAGATAATTTAATCACAATATATCCTGAAGTTACTTTTGGAAATCCATATAATTCAAAACACGTTGTAAGATGGATACTTTATCATACAAGACCTGAAATTGAGTCTACGTGGGGTACAAACGATGTTTATTTTTATTTTAATAATTTATTTGTTAGTAAAGAAAATAAAGACAAAAAAATATTAAATTGTTTTGATTTTAAATTAAATTTATTCTACGATAAAAAATTAAATAGAGAAGGTTATTGCCATATTAATAGAAATCACGTACGAGACAGTTTAGATTCAACATTAAAATTAAAATACAATTCAGAAGATTTATTTTATGGTCACATGACAATTGGATGGGAATGGTTAGTAAATAAATTAAACACTAAAAAATATTTCATTACATATAATGTGGCGACATATTATTCCGTAATTGCGTCAATGTGTGGTTGTATCTCAATAATTTTATATGACGGAATTAAAGAAGATAATCTCAAAGAAAAAGTAATAAGCCACAAATACGGTATTGCCTACGGGTTTGAAGAAGTCGAGGAATCAATATCAAATAGGGAATTATTAAAACCTTACTTAGAGGAAGTAACAAAAGAGTCAATTGAAACAATTAAGAATTTTATTTTGTATTGGGAGTCAGAATTAAAAAAGAATATAAAATGAAAATAAATAGTATCACAATTGATTCAACAAATTCAATAACGGATTTGTGTAAATTAGGTTCTAAATACCCCACCGATAAATCACCATACGCAACTGAAAATTATAACACACCAAACGGTAGTGGTCATAGACATCCGTACACTTCTGTTTATAATTTTTTATTTTCATCATTAAGATATCAAAAAATTAAATTAGCGGAAATTGGAATTCTAGACAATATGTCTATGGTTTGTTGGAGAGAGTATTTTCCAAATGCCGAGTTATTTGGTTTTGAATATAATTCAAAGTACCTACAATTAGGTATAGATGCTGGATTACATAACACAACATATGATTTTATAAATATACACCTTGAGAAATCAATTGAAGAATGTTTATCTACTCACGGAAAATTTGATATTATTATGGATGATAGTACTCACGTTTTTGAAGACCAAATTAGATTTTGTAATATTGCGTATAAATATTTAAATGAGGGTGGTATGTTAATAATTGAAGACATTTTCAGAAATGAAAGTGAAGAAAAATATAAAGAAGGGTTAAGTAAGATTAGTAAATATTTCTCAACTATGACTTTTGTTCTAACAGAACATGAATTACTTTATTCACCGGGATGGGATAACGATAAAATTTTAATTTTATTTAGAAACAATATATTATAACTATGTATTTGAATATAATAACCCCGTGTATCAGACCTGAAAATCTACATCAAATATCAAAAAGCATAAACATTCCAAAAGAAAACTATAGATGGATTGTTGTTTTTGATTCATTAACTTTACCTGATAAAAGTTATATACCCGATAATTGTGAATATTATCTACACAAAGACCCAAATAGTAAAGTAGGGAATGGACAACGAAACTTTGCTTTAGATTTAATAAAAATGGGTTACATTTACTTTAACGATGATGATACGACATTACACCCCGAATTATGGGATAATATTAAAGATTGTGACGAAGACTTCATAAGTTTTAAACAATCATTATTTAATAATAAAATAAGATTGGAAGGAAACATAATTAAAGTTCATAATATTGATAGTCATAATTTTTTAGTTTCTAAAAAATTAGTTGGAAATATCCGGTGGAGATTAGAAGTTTACGAAGCGGATGGTTTTTTTGCTATTGACTGTCATGTAAAGGCAACAACAAAAAAATACATAAATAAAGTTTTATCAATATATAACCGATTAAGATACCCAATAACAATTTAACTATGGCTGAACAACGAAAAAGAAAACCAACAATAACCCCCACTCCGGAGACAACCAATAAACCGGTGAGTAAAAAAGACTTAATTAGTCAGATTATTAAAAGAAAAACTAAAGAAAAGTTTTTAAGCGTAAATCAAAAAAAGTATTATGACATTTTAACTAATAGTCAAATTACTATTTGTTCAGGACCTGCTGGTGTTGGTAAAAGTTATATTGCCATGAAAGCTGCGGTGGACTTATTGTCAGACCCAACAACACCTTATGAAAAAATTATTATCGTAAGACCTGCGGTTGAAGCAGAAGAAAAATTAGGGTCACTTCCTGGCAATGTTGAAGAAAAATTAGACCCTTATATTTTCCCATCGTATTATTTATTAAATAAAATTATTGGTAAAGAAGCTAGAGAAAAATTAAAAGAAATTGAGGCAATTGAAGTTTTTGCGTTAGCGTACATGAGAGGTATGAATATTGACAATTCAATTCTATTGTTTGAGGAGGCTCAGAACTCAACTCCAAGTCAAATGAAATTACTATTGACAAGAATTGGGTTTAATTCTAAGTTCTTCCTTTCAGGTGACTTAGAACAATTTGACCGACATAAAGACAAAACTCAAACAGGTTTATGGGACGCACTACAAAAGTTTCAAAATTTAGATGACATCGGAACATTTGAATTCAACCACGAAGATGTTGTTAGAAATCCTTTAATAAGTAAAATCTTAAAAAGATACGAAAACTAAAATTATTATTAACCCAATAAGTATAAATTTAATTTAATTTACTTATTGGGTTTTTTACATATTTTTTTATGTATATGAGAATAGGTATAGAAATTAATGGAGTTCTACGAAACACATTGGATAAAATAGAACAAACCTATCAAAAATATATGATAGATAAAACGGACGGTCTTGAAGATGAGGATTCCTTTAAATATGAGATAAATCTTCCCGTAACAAGTTTGGGCCTTAGAAGTCATTTCACCTTTCAATCTGATGATGAATTATTCGCATTTCTGTATGAAGAATTCCCAATGGAAGTATTTGGTCATTCACAGTCATCAGAGTATTCAACATTTAACGATTTAAATGAAATATATGTTAAGTTAAGGGACAATCACGATTTATTAATTGTTTCCGATGAAATAGGTAAATCAAAACCAGCCTCATTATTCTTCCTATCAAAATTTGGTTGTTTAGTGGAAAAAGTAAAATTTTATAGTAATTCAACAATTAACTCCATGTGGAATGAAATTGATGTTTTACTTACGGCAAATCCTGCATTATTATTAGACCATCCATCAGATAAGATATTAATTAAATATAAAACAATTTATAATAATAATGTTAAGTCGGAACACACAATAAACACAATCAAAGAATTAAAAGATAAATTAAAAACTATTTTATAATGTTAAAAATATTAGGAGAACATTACTATTTGGATTTAGACAAGATTGACGAATACATTCAAATAAATCAAGATTCATTATCGTCTTCTGGCGAAACTGAGAGTACACAAATTAATATAGTAAAATACGAAACAATTAAACTAATGTTAGAAGTGATTATGGATGTCACAGATGAAATTGATGAAACCTTAGCAGGTAAAGGTTCAGAAATATCAATACCATTTAAATTAGCGTTTAACACACTTTTAAATAAAAAATTACTAAACAAATACTAATACCATGAATAAAGAACAAATTTCAAAATTAGAACAGTCAATCCAAAACATGAAAGATAAGAAATCAAGAATCTATCTTTTAGTTCAGGATACTAAGGGTAACGCCAAATCATCAATTGCTTACATCTATAATTTAGGGATGTCATTATTAAATGAAGGGTATAACCCAATCATTTTACATGAGAAACCTGACTACACTGGCGTATCAGGATGGTTAGGGGAATCATACATGACATCATTACCCCATAAATCAATCGAAGGTGAAAACTTAGAAGTTTCACCTGAAGACTTTATTGTTATTCCTGAATTATACGGATTTGTGATGAGTCAAATTTCTAAATTACCTTGTGGTAAAATTGTACTATGTCAAGCTTATGACCACGTATTGGAAACCTTGCAACCAGGACAATCTTGGTCACAATTAGGTTTTTACAAATGTATTACCACATCAGAATCTCAAATGGAGTTTTTAGAAAATTTAATGAAAGGTATTTCTTATGATATTTTAAGACCGTTTATTTCAGAATCATTCACCAAACAAACATTACCCCCAAAACCAATCATTGCGGTTCATTCAAGAGAACAAAGAGATTCCGTTAATTTAATTAAATCTTTCTATATAAAATTCCCACAATATAGATGGGTTACTTTTAGAGATATGAGAGGTTTATCTGAAGAAGAATTTGCTAAAGCATTAAAAGAAAGTTTCTTATCTGTATGGATTGATGACAAAAGTGCTTATGGTACATTCCCATTAGAGTCAATGACTTGTGGAGTTCCTGTTTTAGGTTTAACACCAAACTTACAACCCCCTTGGATGTCAGAGAATAATGGTATTTGGATTAACAATAAAAATCAAATGGTAGATTTCGTTGCGGACTTCCTACAAAATTGGTTAGAGGACAATGTTAACCCTAATTTATATGAGGAAATGATTAAAACTGTTGAGAATTTATCAACAAAAAAAGAATTCGATGAGGTTTCTGTAAAGTTATTTAACAATTACGTTAACACAAGACTTACTTCATTTGAAGAACAATTAACTAAACTAGAAATTATTGAAGAATAATATGGAAAACACACAAAAATTTGACGTATCGGTTATTTTACCAATTAAGTCAGGAAAAGCAAACGGATTTACTGAATACTTTGAAAAATGTATTGAGTCATTAAAAAATCAAAAAGTTGGTATCAATGAATTAATTATTGTTCACACTAACGAAACATATATTGTTGATTATATCAATCAATTTGATTTCGGTACTTTAAACGTTATTAAAGTTGAGTGGACAAAAGATGCAAACTACGCATCACAAATAAATTACGGTGTAAGGTCCGCAAAATCTAAATGGGTTTCTCTATTCGAGTTTGATGATGAGTATTCAAGCATTTGGTTCAAAAACGTTGAGGTTTACTCTAATGCGTATTCAGATGTTGACGCTTTCTTACCTATTGTTGTTGATACAGACCAAACAGGTAAATTTGCTGGATTTACTAATGAAGCAACATTTGCAGCAAACTTCACACCTGAAATGGGTATTTTAACTAATGAAACTTTATTAGAATATCAAAATTTTCAAATTTCTGGTATGGTAATTAAAACATCATCGTTTATTGATTTTGGTTTAATTAAATCCTCATTTAAATTAACATTTGGTTACGAATTCTTCTTAAGAATGACACATAATTCAGTTAAATTTATGTCAATACCTAAGATTGGTTATAAACACACTAACCTGAGAGATGGTTCTATTTTTTGGAATTATAAAAATGGCGACGATAGATTAACAGAAGACGAAGTGAGATTTTGGATTGACTCTGCCAAAAAAGAATACTTTTTTATTAATGACAGAGCCATAAAGTATGAACCACAAACAGTTTAATGACAGAAATTATTAATTTAACAGGAGATACAAATGTTGAGTTAAAGAAGAAAGGTAGAAAACCTAAACAATTAAATTATTTTGATGTTCCAGAAGAGTTGGCCGTTGTTAGATTTTTAGAAGCAACAACTTACGAAGAAAGAAATAAAATTTATAACGATTTTTTAAAAAAACCTTTAGATAAGATGATATCTTCAATAATACGAAGATACAAATTATATAGAAAAGACATGGACTTTACGGATATACATGTAGACACTCACTCATTCTTAATGACAAAAATTGAAAAGTTTAAACCCTCTAGGGAGAAAAAAGCTTATTCATATTTTGGTACAATCTGTAAGAACTATCTTATGGGGCAAATCATTAAGGACCAAAAAGAAACTAACCGAAAAATATCATATGAGGATATTTCCACAAGTTTGGAAAATAACCCCAACTTTTCGTACAGTATTGAAAAAGAAGGTATTGACTCAGAAAAAGTAATCAAAAACTTTTTACTTGAGTTAGACAATTTTTTAAAAAATGAAAATTTATCGGATAATGAAGTCAAATTAGGGTATGCCTTACATGACCTTTTTGAGAACTATGAATCTATTTTTATTGGTAATGATAATAATAAATTTAATAAAAATATAATACTACTTTCATTAAGGGAAATGACAAATTTGTCAACCAAAGAAATTAGGGGGTCAATGAAGAAATACAAATCGATGTATTATACTTTAGTGCAAAATATGGTTAAATAAAATTTTATAGTTAATATTTATTGTAATGGGAAGACCTCAAAAAAAAGAAATTAATTTAACTAAGGAGTCAATGTTATCTTTGATGCAAGAAATTTATAATGAACTTGTTGAGCAAAGAAACACGGCTATTAGAATACAAAATAAAATGTTGACAATGATGAAAGAACCTGAGGATATGACTCTAATAGGTCCTGTTATTGAAAAACAACAAAAAATTATTAACGACTGTGTTGAAAAAAAATTAACATTATCTAAACTACAATCTACTATGTGGGAAAAGTCTAACTCCGCAGGAAGTGGTGGTTTCTCAATTACTGATTTAGGTGTGGATGATGATTTATTAGAAAATTTAATACAAAAAGATGCATCTAAACCTGATGGGTCTTACAAAATGAAAAACTAACTAAAATGGGCTCATTAGATTTAGGGGTTGATTATAAATCCGCACAAAAAAAGATTTCGGCAACAACCTCATACAAGGATTTAAAATCTCAATATGACACCACCTCTAAAACTGCCGGAGAGTCTTTTGATACCGCAAAACAAAACGTTACAAAATCTTTAGATAAAGTTAAAGAACAAAATAAAAGATTTCAAAGGGAAATCAAAAATCAATTTGAACAATTATTAGATATTAATAACCTTACTGGCGGTAAAGGTGCGAGCACAATTAGTTACGTTAAAAAAACCTTAATTAGAACTATTAAGAATATTGAACCTCAAATCATCGAAATTCTTCAGGAAGAAGCAATAAACGCTGTTGGATGTGACCAACAACAAACATATGCCGCACAGGTAATCTATGTCAAAGTAAGTTCAATAGATTTAATCAATCTATTAAAGAAAGTACCTGCAAGTAAAGATGGAAAAGTCTTATACGAAAAAAACCCAATTGCAATACAACTTTATCCATTCTCAATGAATAAAGAATTATATGAAAGAATACAAAGTGGTAACCCTTATTCAACCGATAATGGAGCACAATATATTGGTCAATCAGGACAAGCATTATTTGATATTCAATACGTTACTATAAACGCTTTAGGTGAGACAGGACATTGGTTTAAGGTAACTCTTGCAAATAGAATAGGTAGTATTAATAAGGTTGGTACTTTTTTAGCGGATTATTATAGAACAATTAAGGTTGTTGAGTTTACAAATATTATGGCAAATATTATGGAGTCATTAAGCGGGGCGATATCTATTAGTGCTAATGTTGGTGTTGCTCAAGCCGAAGATACTAGTAAATTTATGATGATAATCCAAAGGGTTTTAGGTTTATGTTTTGACAATAAAAAAGAAATTGATGTTAGTGGTATTGCAAAATTGGCGGAATTAGACGATATTGATGAGTCATTTTTTGAATTCACAGATATTGATTTACGTAATATAGACCAAAGAGTTACTAACATTAAAAATGGTGTGGTTGAATTTGAAGATTGTGGTAATGTTAAATTACCGGTTAATTATGATGATATTCTAAATGATTTAGGTACATTAAATTTTATTGAGGATAAGGACTTAGTTGATGCTGCGGATGCGTTAACTCAAACGTTAATTAATAATCCCGAATGGCAAGGATTTGCTATTCAGGGTAATATTAAAGCCGCGGTAGATTTAAACTTCCTTAAATTAATTGTTCAAGGAATTGCCGCCGCTCTACTATCTCCAAAAATATTATTACCAATATTTGTAATGTTAAAGTCAATAGGTCAAACATTTGTTGATGGTGTTAATTCATTTGTTGATTTTATGAAAACCTTTAAAAAGTTTTTTATAAATTTAATATCAAAAATTGGAGCGTTATTTGTTAAAGAACTTTTTTATCTAATTAAAAAAGATATTTTAAATTTAATACAATCAGTAATCCAAGACGTTGCCAGAGAAAAATTAGATAAACGAATTATTATAATTTTAAAATTAATTCAACTTATCATAATTGTTGCTCAGTTTATTTCAGATTGGCGTAAATGTAAAAGTGTTATTGATGAAATTCTGTGGTTGTTAAAAATTGCGGGAACAGGTTGGGGTGGTGATATACCATTACCACTATTGTTTGCCTCCCAATTTGCGGGTGGGTATTCTGAAACTCGAGCATTTATTGGGGCTATTGAGGAAATGCAAAAACTTGGTATTCCAACAGGACCAATGCCTGACGGAAGTCCTAATTTAGATGTTTTAAAAATGTTAGGACAGATGAAAGCTATGGCTTCGGAAGAGGCGGAAAATGGTAAGGTACAAATTGCGGTAGGGGCATTAACAATGACCCCAGCAGGTCTGACAGTTCCTGCGAGTTCTTTTGGTAAAAAAATGTAATTATGACGAAAAAAGAACAATCAGAAAAAGCCATAAAAATAATAAAAGATTACAAATCACACTCAAATAAAGATTTGACTTTTGTTATGGATTTTATTCAAGAAGATTTTAAATTTACCAAAGACGCCGTTATTAAAATGACCGAACATTTAGATAAATTAGAATTAACTTACAATACTATTCTTAAAGAATATCAAAACAGAACTAGTAAATAATGAAAATAGACGAATCTAACATACATCAAATTATATTTCCGGGAATTGTTTATGATAACGAAGACCCTATGATGTTAGGTAGACTTAGAGTAATACCTGAAACACAAACATATAGTGATATTTTAGCTTCAGTTCCTGATTGGAATGAGGAGATAGATAAATGGACTTCTAATGACCCATTAATTTTTTTACCATTACTACCTTTTTATTTTAGCCAAGTACCGAAAAAAGACGAGTACGTACACATCATATACCAAAATAAAAAATTTAACTTTCAAAACCAATTCTATATTCAAGGTCCGTTTTCATCACCAATGACAACACCTTTTGAATATTACCAAGGTTCTAAGAAATTTTTAGCGTCTGGTGATAGAATTAAACAAGGTATCTCAATTAAAAATAGTGAAGGACAATATCGTAACAAAGATAGTTATGGGGTATTTCCTGAACCTGGTGATAACGCATTATTAGGTCGTGGTTCTGCCGATGTTGTTGTTAAAGAAAATGAGGTTTTAATTAGAGCAGGTAAAACAAAAGTATTAAGTACCACACAATTACCTGTTGGGAATACAATGAGGTCATTCTTACAACTTTCAAATTTTACACAACAAAAAGTTTTATTACCTGAAGAAATCCAAACTAGATTAATTGAAAATGTAAAGGTAGTTAAAAAAATAATAATTTGGCAGATTGATAATTTAGAAAATTCTCAAGATGTTTTTAATGGGTCAGTTGGTTTATATAATGTAATACCAAGTCAAAAGGTTAATACTAAAAATTTTAAATCAGACACTATTACTAATTTAAGTGTTGGTACTGATTATAGTGGACCTATAGAAGAAATTAAGTTTTCTGCCGACAGTTCCAAAAAAGTATTAAGAATAATTAATAAATTTTGTGATGGTGTTTTTAAAAAATTTATTGATTTACCTGAATATATCGTTAATAACAATTTAAGAGGTACAACCGCAGACCAAAATTTTCCTTTTGTAGTTACTCCATCAAAATTAACCTATGAAAGAGGTACACAACTTAAACCAAATTCAACAATTACAGAATTAGCAGAATTTAATAATTATGTTAATTTTTACAATAATATAAAACTAAATCAAGGTTTGATTGATAGTGGGTGGTTTTTAGTTTGGGAAAACAAAAATGGAACCGCAATTATCGGACCCCAAGGAGATATTAAAACTGAAACAGTTACTCCATCCGAGTTTGTACCTTCAGATGTTACTTATAGTGTCTTAGGAGCGCAAAAAATTTATTTACTATCTCAAGACTCTACAGGACCTAAAGGTAAGATTAGTTTAAGCCAAACTTTATATGGTATACCACAAAATAAATTTGTTGGTGACGAAAGTAGTATATACAATAAAACATACCCAACAACAAGAGGTGATGAGTTAATGAAACTACTTAGAAAAATATTTTCATTTGTCACAGGTCACGTACATCCTGTTGCAACTGCACCTCCTATTCCGGTTGCTGCAGGTAATGGACAAACCGCATCAGAAATTAATGCAATTCTTGCTGACGCAGAAAATACCATCTTAAATCAAAATATCCGAATTAATTGATATTTATAAGTAAAACACTTAAATGTCAATTAACAACTCCTACTTTAGTAAGAACAATACTATCATATCCGACAGTTTCACCAATACTGGTAGAAACCCAGTTACGGAATTATTTTATGGTTCTACCGCAGTGTCTCAATACCCTAGTGGGTATAGTAGATTCATATTTGATTTAGACCTTTCACTACTATTTCAGAAGATAACTGACGGCACAATTTCAACAACTTGTACCGACACAATTGTCCACACTTTAAGAATGGTGAATACCTCAACCTTTGATATTGAGTTATTAAATACCTCAACATCTCAAGGTAGAAAAAGAGCAACATCATTTGATTTAATATTATTTAGAATTCCTTATATCAATAATGACCCACTAACCCCACAAATTTGGGATGAGGGCGTTGGTTATGATTTTGCCGACTTAATCTACGATTATAGTGACTTTGATAAAAACTTCTCTGATAGACCATCAAATTGGTTTCAAACAACAACCATTGGGGTTTGGACTGAGCCTGGTGTCTATAATAATTTGAACACTGGCGTTGTTCCATTCAGTTCGTTAACAGTTGTTGACACACAACACTTTGAGTTTGGTAATGAGAATGTTAGTTTTGATATGACTAGTGAAATAAATTCAATTATTGACGGTTCATTAACTAATGTAACTGGATGGGGAATTGCTTACAAACCTCAGGTTGAAAACTTATCGGGACTTACTGATACCTATGAAACTCAATTTTTTACAAAACATACTCAAACATTTTACGAACCGTTTTTAGAAACAAACTATAACGACCTTATTGAAGACAATAGAAATTTATTCTCTTTAGGTAAGACAAATAAACTTTATTTGTACTTGTTTGATAATGGTAACCCAATCAATTTAGACAACAATCCAAATGTTACTATTATGGATTCTTCGGGGACTGAAATTGCCGGATTAACAGGATTAACTACCTGCCAAAGAACTAAAGGTGTTTATGAAGTTATTATACCACCACTTATTGGGTATCAAACACCATGTATGTTTACCGATAAATGGTATAACTTAAATTACAATGGTTTCCCATTACCTCAATCATTTAATGAATTCACAATACAACCATTAAAAAATTCAATTCAAATTGGTACTAATTCTGTCGACCCAAAATTATATGGATTTGATTTTTATGGTATCAAACAAGATGAAAAAATATATAATACCGACATTAGAAAAGTTGGTGTTATCATAAAACAAGCTTACACAACTCAAAAACTTTTACAAAATGTTAGTGCTTATTATAGAGTCTATGTTAGAGAAGGTCAGACAGAAGTTGAGGTTCAAGATTGGACTAAAATTAACAGAACACCAAACGAATACTATTTTATATTTGATACTAGAGATAAAATCCCTAACGAGTATTACATAGATATTAAGGTGGATAGTAGCGGAGAGATAAATACATACAAACGACAAGTTAAATTCCAAGTCGTTAATATGAAATATTTGGATTAATAAGATATTTATAAAATAAAAGAACGATAAAGTTTCAAATAATGAATAAAAAGTAAAAAAATAAAGCTATGCCAAATTATATTATAAAAAAATGTTTAACTAATGATGAATACGTTGTTTCTGCAGTAACGTTAACGGTGGGAACTACAATAGAGTTTGGTGTTGGTGAGAGTATATTTTGTGGGTCTGTTGAAGCAGTAACAGAAAGTTCTATAACGCCAGGTTATTACTATGATTTTGCTCAATATACAGATTGTTGCGAGTGTTTAGTAGGTGATGGTAGAGAGTCTTTAAATTTTAGTTTTATACGATGTGGTACAGAAGAAGAAATTAATATAGAAGCAACTAACTTTTGTAGTGAATATGGAACTCCTACAACAGGTGTTACTTATGAAATACAATTTGGGTATGAAACACCATTTTGTGTTACTTTTTCCGGATTAAGTGTATCGGGTGTAACAAATTATCATTACAGTTCAGGACCTTTTTCAAATTGTGAAGATTGTGTATCACCACCGCCAATAAGTGCCAACACTGAATCCACTGTATGTCAAGAAGTATGTGACAATTCGGTAATTACAATAATCCCACTACATCCAACCTATACAAATAGTGCTGGTAGAGAAGTTGTTCAAATGAATGCAGTTCTTATCGGTGGTAACGGTTTAAATAGTTAATATGAAACAGATAATTAAACTTAATGAAACACACTTAACTAAACTTATTAAAAAAGTATTAAGTGAACAAGAATCTCAAAGATACATGTTTTTTAGTAATTTAGAACAAATGAGGAGACAATGTGATTTGTTATTAGATTTAGACCATGATATGGTTGAGTCTATTTTAGAAAATGGACATGACTGGGCTCAAGACCATATTGCAGAATCTAAAAATAACTTAGACCAAGTGTTTGATTTCTTAATGAATGAAACCAAAAAAGACGGTATGGAATTATCTATGTCTATTGATGATAAAGATATGTCCATGATGGAGGGTCGTAAAAAAACAGGTACCCCCCTTTGTGCAAGAGGAAAGGCATCCGCAAAGGCAAAATATGACGTGTATCCTTCAGCTTATAGTAATGGTCATGCTGTCCAAGTATGTAAAGGTAAAATAAAAGGTCTCGATGGTAAAAGACATTGTTCTGGAGCTTATTGTTAAAAAAAAATATATAATTAATTTTTTTATTTAAATAATATCATTATATTTGTAAATAAATACTAATATAAGATTATGAAACAAATTATTCACAAATTAAAACGATTAATCCAAAAACAATATATTAAATTCTATCGGTCTTCAACCCCAAAAATTACTACATACGAAAAAGATTGTGTTTCTATTTGTGAAAAATTAATAAAAAAAAATGAAACTGTTTTATTGTTAACACCAATCTCAAACAAACGTTATATTAAAAACGAAGAAGACCAAATTTTTGTAATTTTAGAAAATTATAGTGTAAGAATAATCAACCACGTTTATTCATACACTGTAATATTAGGAGATAAGCCGTGGAATTCTGTAGTTACTTTATTTGATTCAGAAGTTGAGTCAAGACGTAATAAATTTGAAAAAGAAATTACTTCTAATATCAAATATTCTATTAAAAAAATTTTAGAAAAAATATAACAAAAACCTAATAAACTAAATCATATGAAAAAATTATTTATCGCACTAGCATTGTTCACTTCTTGTAATTTGTTTTCACAAACAATTACAAATACTGTTAATCCAAAAACTGATACATTAGCTTATATTGGTTATGACATCAATCAGTTTAGTGCAGAATATGCCCAAGAAATGTCCACTTGGTCTAATGAAAAAATTGATTGGTTTAATAAAACTTTTTGTTACACACGAGGAAATTTTACAATCCCCGACAAACCTATCCAACCTTACCAAAAAGAAGATTAAAATTTATTTAGGTAATCGGCCCACTCTTTGTCTGTACCAGCGTCAATTGAACAGAAATGATTAACGCTAATTCTATGACTAATCAAATAAATTTTTTGATTCGGGTTCGCCATTTTACTTTTTTCTAAAAAATCTTTATTCATCTTAGCCGCAGGAACAACATCTAAGATTACTGTGGAAGGTTCATATGATTCTCTTGGTATGGTTGGGGATGGTGTTAAAAATATTCTTTTAAGTCCACCACCATTTAATCCTCCGTACATATCTGTTTCAGAATCTAAAGTTAACCCATATTCTCTAAATGAATTGTTTTTACTTTGACAAAAAAGATTAAGTACCTTTCCTTTAGGTGCAGTTTGTTCTGTTAAAACTCGTTTAACAATTTTTATTAAATCATTTTCGTTAAGTTTAATTACTTTTTTTTCACCAACAACCACAGTATCTTTTTTTATTTCAATCCATTCTTTTAATGTTGTGATTGGCACAATACTTTTTTTACCACCAGGAGTTTGATTAATATTATTCCCATCGTCATCACTAAATGTTGACATAGGGTTATTTTTAATATAGTTAGAAATTTTTTTTGATTTATTTTCCATCTTTTTAATTTTTTTGTTAGGAGTACTCATCTTACCGTCATAACTATCGTATTCCAACTCAGTATTAATATACTTTGATACGGGTGTTGTAAATGGTTGTAACGACTCTTTACTAAATTCTCTAACTCCAGGTTGTAAAGGAGAAACATAGGACCCTCTACCACCACTACTATCAGAAGTTGCTTCGAGCAATATTTTCTTTATTAATTGATTTAGCATAGAATTTTTAATATACTTATAAATACATCAAAAAAAGATATTATCACAATGGAAGAACAACAATTATTTGGAAAACTATTCGACACAATACCACTACTAACTGAAGACCATTTAGATGTGTTACTACAGTCTATGGATAAAGACAACGCATCATACATATTAATACAGGCAGTTAAGAAAGCGTACCACGATGGTGTATATTCTTTAGGTGAGTCTGAAGTTGTGTCAAGGGCAATTAGAGTTATGTCAAAACAAGTAATTAAAGACGAAACAAAAGATTAAGCATCATTCGATGGGTCACCGCCCCCTGATGTCTGTGACGACGAATTATTTGTTGTTGCCACAACAGGTGCTCCAACAGGTGCTCCAACAGGTGCTCCAACAGGTGCTCCAACAGGTGCCCCAACAGGTGCCCCAACAGGTGCAACATTTGTTGTTATTCCTAACGCCGCAATTATCGCAGCAATAGTTTTAGGACCTATTTTACCATCAACCACCAACCCTGATTGTTTATTAGTATTTAACCAAGTTTGAATATCTTTAGCCGAGTAGTTTGCTTTACCTAAAGCCTCTTGTTGGATACGATTCATTTTACTATAGTCAGCAGCAGTAATACCTTTGTCAGCTAAGGCCGCCATCAATTCAACATTATTTCCAGAAAGACCTGGACCTGCGGGTGTACCAGGAGTCGCAGGTGTTCCTGTAGTAGGGACAGTTGTTCCTGCATTAGGAACAGGGATTTCCCCATCTTCATATGGACCCGCCTCTAAAATAATTTTTTTAATAGTTTTCTCTCTAACACTTTCATGTAAATTTAGAATCCTATTTCTTTCTTCTGTATTTAATTTAAATCTATTCATAATATTATATTTTAATTATCATCATTAGGTGTTCCTCCATCAGATTTAACTTGTTGGGGAACAGTAATTGTTTGTTGAGTTGTTTGTTGAGACCCTTTAGTCAATGCGTCGTAAATTGCCTTTCTAGTTTTTGCACCTAAATACCCGTCTTCTACTAATCCTGAACTAAATTTAGCGTTTAAATTTTTTTGTAATTCGGTAACACTTGGGTTTGGGGGTCTTTTTACTTTTTTTGATTTATATGTGAAATCTGATGCATCTCTTTGACCTATAGATACGTCAGATATCATAGAGTCATTATCATCTACTTTTTCAGATTTATCTGTATCAAGTGGACTAACCGTAACCCCATCCCATTTTCCTTTTATTGGATGTGATTTTTGATATTTAATAATGTACTCCGACATTGTTTTATTATCATATTTACCGAAGAGTCCTAAATTAAATGTCAAGTTTATACTTTCTGAGTCTAGTATAATTTTATCTGCCGGTTGTCCTGCATATTTACCTCCTACGAATTTAAATTTTGCACTAACATTTGTTGCCGAATCTTGGAACAAAATTGGATACCCACCATTTGTGGTTAAATCTTTATATATTATCCAACCATTCCAATACATATATGAGGAAAGAATATGTTGACTGCCTACTGAACCCCTTTCCCATTTAACTGGGATACCATGTGCTACTAGTACATTGAATAGTATTCTCCAATAAACTAATGGTCCATCACCATCTCTACTCCAACCTGATTGTCTTTTGTAAAGTAGGTCTTTAGCTTCATCCTTATCTGCGGCGTCTTTTTCCTCAGTAGAGGCATAACCTTGTTCATTCAAGTTTAAATATTGTCTTTTAGCCGACTCGTGAAGATGACGAATAATTTTTTTTTCCTCGTTATTTGCTAAAATTAATTTCTTCATAAAATTTAGTTATTAATAAATATCTCATAATTTTTAATTATACCGTAATTGGTGTTTAAATAACTTATTAATATTTTTTTATAATATAAAAAAAAACAATTTCTTGTATCCTTTATCTTATTCCGTTTTATTTGATTTACGAATATTCTCAATACCCCACATTGGTTGTAGGTTATCTAAGGACCAACATCTCATAAACTCTTCATCACCCATTTCAGAGATATTAAAATAAGTTATAGGTAATTTATGGTCAACATGCCATTCACCATAATTGTCCCAAGACATCTTATCTGTAAATTTATTTTCTAAATGGGATATTAGTTGTTCAGGAGTGTATTGTAATATGTCAAAGTAATGTCCGTATTTATCCACATTACTTTCTTTTAATACGGTGTAAATAGCAGTTCTGAAATTACTGATTAGTTTATAGAGGGGGTCTATCGCTTTACGATTTCTTTCGTAATCACGTTTTATTTGACGAATTTTATCAACATTGTTTTCTCGGTATTCTTTAAGATATTCTTTACGATGTTCTTTATTTTGTTCATACCAACTCTTAACATATTCTTTTACCGATTCTTTATTTTTTTCTCTCCATTTTTTATCAGAAACTTTTTTACCACCAATATTTCTTCTACCTGACGGACCAAGAATAATACCATTACTTCTTAATGTGTTTAAAACAATTGTTTTATGTATTTTTAATTTTTCACTAATAGTGGGGGAACCTAATAAATCTTCAGTGTATAACTTTATTATTTCTTTAACTTGAAATTCGGTTAATTCTATTTTTCTCATATAAATAAATATAAGTTATTTGACCAAAAAACATATAGTTAATGTGAGTGCATAAAAAAAGGGACAATAAATTGTCCCTTTAGTGTTATTCTTTAAGATTTTGATTATCTCAATTCTCTTAAATCGAATGTTCTAACACCATCTACAGTAATTCTTCCGTAAAACCGGTTATTTACCATTTTTTTCGCGTATCTTGTCATTATTCCTTTAATCGGAGTAAAGTTGAACGGATTGTACATTGTAGGTGTTAATTGTAGAGGTACATACGGTGCGTAGATGTAACCTGTGTCTAACAATGATGTTCCTTTGTGTCCTACTAACACTGTGTTAGCTGGGAAGTAAGGGTCACGGTAAACTTGGTAACGTCCTGCAAGAGTACCAACTCTTTCAATACCCATGTTATACTGGTCTTGCTCAGGAGATGCGTTAGATACGTGGAAGTACTCTAAATCATCAAAAATAGCTGAAATCTCAGAAGAAACTACAATCCAGTTAGCACCACCTCTCAAAGTTGATTTGTGGATTTGTGCTGACAATTGGTTAATTGCAGTAATTAATGTTTGATTCCAATCTTTTTGAGTATAAGATGTTGTTTGAGAAATTCTTCTCCATCCGTTGTAATCCCAACGTAAGTTCCATGCTGCTCCTTTACGTAAATCTCTTAAGATTTCACGGTCAATTTCAGCCGCAACTTGTTCAGACAATAAAGCTGTTAATTCAGCTTCAGCATCGATGTTGTGGAATGCTGCAACGTCTTGAGCTAACTCAGGAGACCATTGTGCTCTTAATTTTCTTTCTGTAACAGATACAGTAACTGAATCTAAGTCGAAAGAAACCTCGCCGATTTTGTCTTCAAATTCTAATTCTTCATAACGTCTAAACGCTGCGTTAAATGATGTTCCTGAAGCTGCCTCAGTTATAGTAGTACCTGTGTAACCATCTAAAGATGTAGAATCACAATCAGCACATACTGGACAAGATAAATCAACTTCTAAGTAGATACATCCATTAGCATCACATACGTTTTTAAATGAACCATTGTTACCATTTGATGGCCAAGTAGTTTGAGTTGTGCTACCGTAAGAAACGATTCCTTTACCATATTGTTGAGTAACAACTCTGAACAATAAAGGTCCTGTTGATACTGGACATGGTGTTGTTGCAGAAACGTCTAAACCTGCACCTGTGAAGATAATTAAATCAGATAAGAAAGATTCTGTATCCATTTCATTACCATCAGGTCCGATTAATTTACCTGCTCCTGTGTCAGCAAAACCACACATTTTAATGATAACTTTTCTTGTGTTACCTGAAGGGATAGTTGCATCACCTGCAGTATCACCTGAGATATTAGCATCAACTAATAAACCGTTAGTCCATTTTTGGATTGAGGTTGTAGCAGTGATTGCTGACCAACGACCTTTTGAATAATCGAATAAACCTGCTGGGTCTAAACCTGGTTCAGTTCCTTCGTAGAATAAGTCATAAAGGTTTTTAGCAACCGCTCCAGCTCCTGTGTAACCTGCATTTTGAGATGTTGGTCCGTTTGGTGCTCCTAGTGGTGCGTAGTGGTCACCTGAACCACCATTATATCCAGTAGTACCACCTGAGTAACCTTGAATTTTAGGTACAAAGTAGAATAATTTACCGATTGGTAAGTTCATAGCTTGTACTGATACGATGTCATTCGCTAATAATTTAGAGAATACACGTCTTACGATAGGGAATACAACAGTTTCAAATGAACCTGAAGACCCGTCAGACGTTGCTTCGTTAATTAAGAAAGACGCTTGGTTCTCATATAATTGAGCTACGTTTTCTTTTAGGTGACCTTTAAGGCCTTCTAGGAATCCTAATTTATCCCATTTGTTAATTGTATCTTCTTTGATAACTTTAAGGTGTTTTAACCCGATGTTACCAACAAGACCTGATTCTAATAATGCTCCCATTTTTTTGGTTTTTTATTTTTTTTTAGTTTATTTTATTTTAATTTTGACATTAAATCTTTCATTCTTAAGAACTGAGGATTTTCATATGTTTTAGACTCAATCAAATTAGCTGATGACCCTGTCGATGGAGAACTTTGAATAGTTCTTTCAATTGACTCATTCATTGGTTGATTTGTCTTAGACGAAAGGTTATCTTTTAATGTCTTATACAAGTTTTTAGATTCTTTAATAGTTTCAACACTATCAAAACGTCTTAAGATATTAATCTTTTCTTGTTTTGATGTTGAATGTTCTGTGAACAAACGTGTAGCGTATGCTAAGTTTGAGTTGAACACTGCAACTTCGTTTAATTTATTTCTAAAAATGTTAAGTGCTTTTCTGTACTCTTCATTTTTTTCTCTAAGAACTTGTAATTCTCTGTTATCAATACTTTCTTTTTGGATTGCCGTGTTAAATTTTGAATGAGCTCTTGGTTTTGGTAAACCGCCAGTTCTAAAATTAGAACCATTTCCTAAAGTTCTTGATGCTTCTTTGGTTTCAACCTTTTTAACAGTTTTCATATCACCGTCAAGATTTTCACCGTCTTTGTATTCAAATTTTGCTTTACCAGTACCCATGGTTTTATTAACTGTTCTTTTTACAGTTTTAAAACCACCTTCTTGGTTAGGTTTGTTTGAATATATTTTTTTCTTATTTGGATTTCCAATTCCGACACCTTTAGGTTTGATTGACATTTTCTTAGATTCCATTACAGGTTCATCATCGTCGTATAGACCCATGTCTTCTTCACCGTCTTCTTCTTCGTTAAATTCAAATTCATCTCCGGTAAAATCGAGTTCGTCTCCGTCAAAGTCAATTTCATAAACAATTTCTTGACTGTCCATTTCTTCTTCTTCGTCGTAACTACCCTCTCCGGTAAAATCAGTTTCATCTCCGTCAAAGTCAATTTCATAAACAATTTCTTGACTGTCCATTTCTTCTTCTTCGTCGTAACTACCCTCTCCGGTAAAATCAGTTTCATCTCCGTCAAATTCTATTTCATAAACAATTTCTTCACTGTCCATTTTAGGTTCGTTCATTCCAAAATCCATTTCTTCTTCTTCGTTAGTGTTAAATACTTTATCGATGATGCTATTAATGTCGTCTTCGTCTTCGTCTTCGTCTTCGTCTTCGTCTTCCATGCCAAAATCTGACATATCATCCATTTCGAACATTTCTGTTTCATCAAGGTATTCGTCACCTTCTCCGACAATCATATACTCTTTTTCAGAATCTTTAAGATTGATATTACCTGAATTATCTTTGGTAACCACGATATTATCTTCAGGGCCCATTAAGCTGAATACACGTAAGATTTCATCCTCGTCATCAACGTCAGTAAGGTCAATAGTTTCGTCGTCATCCATAGAATCTTCATCATCCATAGAATCTTCATCATCCATATCTAAATTATCCATATCCAAGTCCAACCCTTCTTCGTCAGACATATCGTCTTCCATTTCAGGTTCGTCCATTTCAATGTCTGTTTCAATCCCATCTTCTTGTTCAGTCAGAGACTCTTTTACTAGTTCTTTGATTTCTTGCTTCATAGTTGAAGCAAGTATTCCTTTTGCATTTTCAGCAACTGCATCCTCTAAATTTTTCATTTGGATGATTGCTTCTTCAACTAAAGATTTTTCTTTTGCCATTTGTATGTTTTTAATTTACTATATAAATATCCCCGATGTTAAAAAAGTTTTAATTAAACTAATTTAATAATTGGTTTTTAATTTATTATAAATAGTATCATTTTTAAAAAAAACAAAAAAGGGGACTAATGCCCCCTTTTTATTATTATCGAAATGTGAAAATTTTATTCTATCACCTCATCAATTTTACTTTCAACAATTGCGGTTAATCTCCAATCCTGTGTGTAGTTTTCGTAAACTTTAGTTACTTTGGCCTCAACATCAGTAGGGTTATAACCTTTTACTAATTTTTCTTCTCTTAATTTTTTAAGTTTTCCCGATTTTTCATCAATCATATCGGTTGTGATTTTTGCAATAAAATACTTTTCGTCCATGTTATAAATTTTTTTAATTTCCTAAATAATCGGTTAATTTTCTCATTAAGTCAAGTGATTTGTTACCATTTTCACCAACATTTCTTTCTACCGACATTTTTTTCTCTTCTTCCAAGTTCTCATCAAAGTTAAATCTATCTTCAGGATTTTGGAATAAGTATGCTCCAGGTGTTGATGGTGATGATACTAAGTCAAAACAGATTAATTCAAAATCTTCTTGTACTTCATTCTGTTCACCAACTTTTTTAAGGGAACCCACCCCTCTTGAAGAAATTCCTAAGGTAACACCTTGTCTTAGGTAGTTAGCCGCCAAATCTCCTTTAGTTGATACAATACCTCTTTCGTGGAATCCTGGTGAAGTGAGTAATTGTATCTTACCCATTAATATAGGTCCTTCCCACCATATTTCATTTATTGCGTGAGATACTCTATCTAAGTCAATTAATGATGATTCAGGATGATTTAACTCTGAAAGAGCTGTACCTTTTTCTATCATTTTTTTATAGTTTTCCGCTTCTCTTTTTAAAATACGTTCAGGATATATTCTACCATTTCTATTTGGGGTGTTATATTTTTGTAATACCGCATAAAATTCAAATGGTTTAGAATGGTCTAACATATTACCTTTAGATTCTCTAATTAACTTTTCGTTACGATTGTCATTTGGATTAATATATCCCGCATCGTATTCAACAAGAATTGATTTTTTATTCAACTCGTTATTAATATTAATTTTTAAATTATCCATTTTTTTACCACAAATTTTCATTTATAACCACCAAAGGTTTTATATAAATATTAAACATTCTCTAATTGTAGCATCTCATCGTTTGTTTTGATTTTTTTAGTTAGATAAAAGTTAAAGTAATTGTTACCTATAAAGTTTTCGTAAAAAATTCTAGTAGTAATATCTTTAAGAGACTCTTTAATTTCTTTTGATTTAAAGTCATGTCCTTCATGATTCAAAAAGAAATTAATCTCTAAATTCATAAAAGATTTTTTACCTTGATTTAGTCCGCTGGACCTTAAATCTAAATCCACTATAAATTTATCATCAAATAACTCTTTATCTAAGGATTCGTAGATTGAATGTTTTATGGCTCTGTTCATATTAAGAACTGTCCGTGACCAATTTTGACACTCTGTGGTCGGTTCCACCCATGTTTGGATGTTAAGATAGAGTGACTTAAAATTCATCGAATCAACTGTTCCATATATTATTTTGGCGGTGTTGAATCCGTGAATATGTGAGGTTTTCCCCTTTTTCATTAAATTTCATAATTTTTAAGTTTATTGTTTTTAGAAAAATAGGTATATTTACAGCAATAGTCAAAATAAATATAAACTCAAAAAAATATGTTAATAGTAAAAGTAGGAAAGAATGTAACTCTTGAAAAAGCGTTAAAAATTTACAAAAGTAAAGTTATAAAGACAAGACAAAGTAGAGAATTAAACGAGAGAAAAGAATTCCAAAAAAAATCCGTTAAAAGGAGAAATGAAATTTCAAAAGCAAAATACGTACAAAAAAAATATAAATCAAACAATGATTAAAGATTCTCATTCAAACTTTTAAGTTTGAAATAAGTTAACTTGTCGTATTTTTCTGATATTACTTTATCAAGAGTTTCATCAATTCTTATTTGAGTTGACTTGTCCTTATTATTATTTTTCATTTCAGTTAATTTATTCACAACACTTTCTTTAACATTATTAAATTTTTGATTTAAAGTAACATCATCTTCAGATAAAAATTTTGTTAATTCTTTTTTATCTGACTCACTTAATGACTCAATAAAATTTGAGATTGTTTTATTTGCAATGTTTACCATAGAGGTTAACGGAATTTGAACGGTGTCTGTTTTCTTGATAGGTAATTTCTTAATAGTTTCAGAAATAAGTTTTTTACTTGTTATTCTTGATTCAATTGTTAAAATATCTCTTGAGAATAAATTATCAATATTATTATACTGATTAACAACTTTAGAATTTTTAACCCATAACTTTAGTGGGGTAATATCCGACTCTTGTATTTTATTAATGGTATTTTCATAAATGGTAATACATTCATTCACATAATCGTCAACAATAGATTCTGCCAATCCTTTATTAGAAGATAAATCATCATACAAATAAAAAAGTTTGCGTATCTTTTTATTTTCTAAAACTAACTTTTTAAATTTTTTGAATTCTTCTTTAAATGTGTCATTTTTATATGACTCTAATAACACATCTTCAATCTTTGATTTAATTATTCCAAAATTTGTCATCTCTTTTTATTTATAAATATCAATCTTTTAGAATTTTGTTTAATTCTTTCTCTATTTCACCTAAAGAATTTCTTGCTTTAGATAAATCAATAAATGAATCTGACTCTGTTAAGTTATCACTTTCTAATAAAATTGATAAATTATCACGTTTAAATGACTCAGGTGTTATCCCCGCGTCACCACCTATTTCAGGACCTGGAGGTGGTGGTGGTGCTCCTCCGCCAGTATCTTCAGGACCTCCTAATCCTCCTAAAGGTGGTGGGGTCGCCCCCACATTTTGAGTTGAGCCTGATTTAACACCATATAATTTGTCAATATTATCAAATACTCCTGTATGGTTGATAATAGTTGCGGTATTAGTTAATTCTGCCCCAACGGCTTTTTCAACACGTTGTTGTTGCAAATCTAATTTAATTTCTTCATCCGAGAATCCTAGTACATGTTTCTTAGCCCAAGTCACTGACACTGGTGCAATACCCTCGATTGCCGTTACAGCATCTTTGTATAATAAAACTTTTTCTTTCCAAACATCAATTTTTAATAAATCGGCTTGTGTTGATGGATTAGTTAATCCTAAGGTAAAGTTTGATAATTCATCTTCAAAACCTAATAAGAATAAATGTATGATAGCGATTTTATTCATTTCTGCAATCATAGATTTTTGAATTCTATTAATTGTTCTTGCAAAACGGATGTCTTGTAATGATAAATTCTTACCATCACCAACTACTTCCTCAAACCCTAAAAACGCCTTAGGTACCCGAAGTGCGGTTAATAATTTCTTTTGGATGTATTCAATATCAGCAATCTCAGAAAGGTTCTGAGCTCCAGGTAAAGTATCAATTGGATTTGGCGCTGCTTGGTCACGAACAGGAATAAAATAATCTTGGTCAACCGCCATTTGGTTAAATCTCATATCAACATTACCTGATTGACTATCAACCACCTGACTACGTTTAAATTTGTTTGCAACACGTTGTACATATGCCTCAACATCTTTATCGTCCATGTTACCAACAAAAACTTTAAATACACGTCTTTCAGGTGCTCTTGAAGTCCGATAGATTAACATTGCGTCTTCCGACAATAATAATTGTTTCCAAATACGTCTTGCTTTTTCTAACATAGAAGTACCATAAGGTAATTTTCTATCATCACCTAATAATCTAAAGTGAGCAATTTCCCATGAATTAAATTCCATGTCTTTAGCTTTCCACTTAAATCTTAAACCTTTGTTTTCTACGGGTTCCTCAACATTTGCAGATTTTGCCGCCATACCTCTTTCAAGTCGTTCAATTTCAATATTTGGTAATTGCATACAACCAACAATACCTTTCTCAGCATCTAATTTTAGATAAACAAAATTATCACCGTATTTTGCGGTATTTCTTGTCCACATTGGTAAATTAGTATTGATGTCTAAAACATTATTAAATAAATCAATTAAGATTGATTTAATACGTTTAGATTCTGAATAGATTTGTAACATGTAACCATTTTGGTCAACAGTTGTTGATTCTTCACCGTAGATATCTAAAGCCGCCGAAATTTCGGGAGTATATTCCATAGATTCATAATCATAGAATGATGCTAATCTTGTTGGTTCATAATAAACCGCTTGAGTATATAAGTTACTCTCAATTTTTGTCCATTGATTGGCTAAGTAAAACGTTTGTTGAGCTTGTAGTTTTTCTCTTTCGTATTCCTGTTTTGATGATGTTTTTAATAACTCAGTCTTGTCTAAATTATATGTTGGATAATCTTGATTTAACAGGGCGTTAGGCCCAAAAGCTTGGGATAACCTCTGCCAAACTGTAAATTGATTATTTTGATTATTTTCCATATAATAAATTTAATTCTAATTATCTATAATTAAATAGTTAATTTTGATTACCTTTTTTTCTGTTAGGGTCACCTTTTTGTTGGTTTATTTTATTATCACCACCAGGTTTAACATTACTAATACCCTGACCAGGCACGTTTAATTTACTACCATTAAGCTTATTCCCCGATTTTTTTCTAGAAGTTAATCCCATGTGATGTTTTATTAATAAATATTATCTAACGCCAAATAACCAACCATACTTTTGATAATCTTCTCTAGACATGTTCTGACTGTTATACTGATTAATTCTTTCAGACATGTGCGGTATAACAGGATTAAATTCTAATTTTTTTGATGTTTGGTCATTATTATTAACCGCCCAAGCCTCAATCATTGCTTTAGTTTGCGCAACAACCTTAGTCAAATTACTAAATGAAGACTCGGCAACGTAAGTTGCCATAGCCACCGACATAATTAAATCGTCATGATGTCCTTTTTGGTGGTCAGGACGGCCATTAATGTAGATGAACGTATTCATTTCATTAAAAAGTCTTGAACTATAAATTTTAAATCCATGTCTCATTCCCTCTTCAAATGACGCGATAATTTGAACCCTTTTATTGTTAAAGTTAATCCCTGGTATTTTTTCATGTGCCTTGGCATCGTATTTCCACTTATTAGCAGTATCGACACCATCAACATATAAGTCTTTGTAACCCATTTCCTGTAATTTTCTTGATGTGGAAACACCCATCCCACCTGTAATATCAATTACAATAAAACATGAATACATGTTGGCCCATTTATAACAAATTTCCGCCATAGTATCTGGTGGTAATTTACCAACATATTCCGCAACCTGTTCTCTCTCATCAAAATCAATAATTTGAAAGGAGCTAAAATCTTCACTATCCCCACGAGATACGTCAACCCCCATAATGTATTTATGACCAACAACAGGTTCTTTCCAAATCCATAAAGCATTACCCATCATTTTATTCTTGGGTTCTGTAATAGAATTTTCTCTAATAGTTTGTAACATTTTAGAATCAAATACGTTATCACCTGAACCTAAGAAGTTACATTCCAACTCCTGAGATACTTTACGTTTATCATATTTTAATTTCTTAACCATCGCCTCAAACCAAGAAGAACAAGGTTTATAACCTTGGTCCATTAATTTTTTTAGTTCACTATAATCTCTTTCGGATGCTGGTATATGTGACCAACTAAGTATATCTTTTTCACTGTACTCTTCTTTATTTAAAAGATAGTGAATCATATCCTCGGTTTTAACTAAATATAAATCTTTTGTATAACGAGGGTCACGAAACCAATACATTTCAGTAATCCTAAAGTCATTCATGTTTCTTAATGCTTGGTCGTATATTTCATAATAAATTCGGTCATAACCATTTGGCGTTGAGACTACAATTACTTTACCTCCTGTAGATAGGGACGCCATACAAGCCGCCCAAAAATCACTGTCGGCCTCGATAAACGCCGCCTCATCAAATACAAGTATTGTAGGAGTAAATCCACGTAAGGCATCTTTAGATGTTGCAACGGCTTTAACCTCACTACCGTTATTTAATTTATAATGTTTTTGTGAGTTTTTTTCAACTGCAAAGTCAACCCCAACCCAACTTGGCCATTGACCAACAAAGGCTCTAATCTTGTTCGCCATTTCTAATGACGTATCAAGTTTATTAGCAATTATAAGAACTTTTTCGGGTTTATTTTTTTTAGCAAAAGAAAGTTTCATTGAAGCCCAAGCTGCGGTAACTGTAGATACTCCCGCTTGTCGATATTTTAGGGCGATGTTTTCGTTATAATTCTCGTAATCTTCAAGTAATGATGCTTGGTCAGGAAATAATTCTAATGGTACGTATTTAGAAACTGTATTGTCGTAGGTTTGTAGATAAGTTCTTAACGCGTATTTTACATCCTTATGACATTTTACGTACTCTATTAGTACCTGTTCTTTGGATAAATTTAACATGTTTCATTATTTTGGTCTCGATAATCCTAGTCCATTTAAGAAATCATCAAATCCTTCATCGTCATCGTCACCGCCACTCAACGCTTCTTCCGCGTCATATTCTTTCAATTCAGTAACAATTTCATTAACCATCCTCTGAATAAATTGAGTTCCTTGTGGGTCACCTGAAAGTATAAGTTTAGCGACTCTAAAAAATTCTTCAGCATTTAATTTAGAAAATCTCATAAATAAGTAATGTTGGATGTGTTTCATATCTTCATCAAACAATTCGATTGGATAAGCTTGTAAGAATTTTTCCCAAAAAATTGGACCTAATCGAGAATCCCAAATTTCTGCCGGTAAAGTATCTTCAGCACTCATAATCATTTCTTGTTGTTTTGGGTCATCAGGTAAACCGTGAGTACCAAATATTTCGTAAATACCTTTAACTAATTCATGAATTAAAAGCGGGAACGTCATTGCTCTTGCTTTAACTGTTGGTGGGTCAGTTTCGGTGTCAACTTCTGATTGTCCCATTTGACCACCACCGCCACCAGCCATTCCTTCCATATCAGGGAATAACCAATATGCGTGTTCCATTAAAGATTGTGACACGGTGTATAAATTCATTAATCTAGGGTCAATATCATTAAGTTCTCTTGAAACTAAATTAAACATGTGACCGCCTTTAAACGCTGCACCTTGAATAAGTGAGTTAATAAATCTTCTTTTAGCTCTTTCTAAATCAAATGTTTCGGCGTCACCCATAAACTCTTCGATTTCTTCTTCGCTAGGCATTTCAGGTTCTTCTTTCATTCCTTCTGCCGCACCCATAGGTCTCATAACTAATTTAGCGTCAAACTGCATTGCCCCTTCAGGAATACCCATCTCTTTAATAACTAAATCAACGGCAAGTTGTTCTAAAACTTCTTTGTTTTCCATTTGAATTGATACAACTGTTTGTAACGATTGCATCGCGGTCATCATTAGATTATTTAATGGATTGCCCCCTTGGATTACTCTGGTGTCACCCATGGCTCTTCTAACTTTATCTACAGAATCTTTAAATCTTTTTGATGATATTAATTCAATATAATCCTTATCCATCTTAGGGATTGCAGGAAAGTTATTGTAAGGAGTCTCTTTTGACGTAATTTTTCTTTCAATACCAGGTTCCATTCTTTCAGGCCCTTCATAATCAATAGGAGCTTCTTTTAAGTTATTTTTTAACTCACTTAAAAGACTACGTTCATTATTAGTTAACCCTTCACTAACTAATTTTTTCTCTAAAAATTTTTTAACTTTTAGGTTTTTTTCTGTATTTGGATTTAGACTCATTTTCTTACTTTAATTTAATTCCTAATGATTTAAATGACAACCAACTTGGTACCTTTTGTTTAGCTTTAGGTGCAGGTTTAACTCCTGGTTTAGGTAGGTATGGTGTTCCAGGTTTTGATGGTCTTGTTGGGGTATCAACATCAGGTCTAACCCCTGGTATTGATGGTGCCGTTGTAGGGCC